ATAGCAGGCGCAATCAATGCCGGATACTACGAAGGCGCAAGTACAAACCAGATTTTGCAAAATATCCGTGGTACCAGAGCCGCAAAGTTTCGCGATGGCATTTTGGCCAGAACTAATCGGAATGCACAAACAATCGTACGCACAGCTTTGCAGCATTCAGCACAGCAAGCGCGACAAGAGGTTTGGAATAACAACAGCGATATCGTAAAAAGAGTTCGCTGGGTATCTACACTTGATAGCAGGACTTCACCGCAGTGCAGAACTCTCGATGGCCGTACATTTCCTATCGACAAAGGCCCGAGGCCGCCGATACATATCAATTGCAGAAGTACTACAGTCGCTGTATTAGACGATAGGTTTGATTTTTTGCGTGAAGGAGCAAAGAGAGCAGCGCGCGATCCGGCCACAGGTCAGATCAAGCGAGTCGATTCTAACGAAACGTATTACAGTTGGTTAAAAAAACAACCAAAAGGATTTCAAGAAAGCGTACTTGGCAAATCGCGGACCGCATTGCTTAGAAAAGGCAATCTATCGTCAGAAAGATTTGCTAAGTTGCAACTAAATAAAAATTTCGAGCCATTAACTCTCGACGAAATGAAAGCTTTAGAACCGGCAGCTTTCGAGCGGGCAGGGCTTGATTAGTTGACAATAATGTATTAAGCACTACAATTCACAAGTATCAGCAGGGCTGATTTATCACGGGGTGATTATGATTGATTTCAAAGTTGAAAGTATCGAGGACTTAGACGAAGCAGTACAAGGGCTTTACGAACAGACTGATGATGGTTATCAGTTGAAGGTAACTGGGTTACCCGAACCTGAAAAAGAAGACCTAACCGGACTGAAAAATAAAGTCGATGAATTACTGCGGGAGAAAAAGCAAGCTGCACAGAAGGCTAAACTCGCCGCCGAGGAAGCGGAAAAGGCTCGATTGGAAGCTGCTAAGAAAGGCAACGATACAGAAGCACTTGATCGAAGCTGGCAAGAGAAATTTAATCAGCGAGAACAGGAGCTAAATAGCGAATTAAGCAATTTAAGCAATACGATAGTAAAATTAACTAGCGGACAGACAGCGAATCAGATTGCGCATGATATTGCGATACAGGGTTCTGCAAATGTTCTGTTGCCGCATATTGAAAAACGGTTAAAAACCGAGATTCGTGACGGAAATCCTGTAACGGTTGTGCTAGATGAAAACGGACAACCATCAGCGATGTCAGTTGCGGAACTAAAAACAGAATTCCAGAACAGCGCAGCGTTTGCTCCGCTGATTGTAGGCACAAAAGCCAACGGCGCGGGGCGCACTGGTGGTAATGACGGAAGCGGGGCTTCTGGCAATGTAATCAAGAGGTCAGATTTTGACCTTATGAACCACGCCCAACGCGCAAATTTTGCCAAACAGGGCGGTAAAATTATCGATGACTAAACCGAGGTAAAACTGTTATGGCTAATGTCCTGACCGATCTGGCGGCAGACATTTACAAGGCCGCCGACATTGTTGGCCGCGAACTTGTAGGTGTTATTCCTTCTGCCACAATTAACTCTGATGCTACTGAGCGTGCAGCGCAAGGCGATACCATTCGCTCTTTTGCGACTCGTTCCGCTACAGTAACAACTGTTACTCCTTCAATGACCATTCCTGAAGGTACTGACCAGACTGTAGATAACAAGACTATGTCTCTGTCTACTACAGCAAGCGTTCAGATTCCGTGGACTGGTGAAGATATCAAGCACGTAAACAATGGTTCTGGTTTTGAGACAATCTATGGTGATCAAGTTAAGCAAGCAATGCGCGCAATCACCAATCAGATTGAAAGCCAAGTTGCTGCTGATGTTGCTGATAATGCTTCTCGTGCCTTTGGTACTGCTGGAACTACTCCGTTTGGCTCTAACTTCTCTGAAGTTGCTGAGGTTCGCCAAATTCTGGTAGACAACGGTATGCCAAGCAACGATGGTATGGCTACTATCGTAATGAACAGCGCAGCCGGTACCAATCTTCGTCAACTCGCTTCATTGAGCAGCGTAAATCAAGCTGGAAGCTCTGACCTTCTGCGTCAAGGCACTCTGCTTGATCTGCAAGGCTTGATGATTAAAGAGTCTGCGCAGATTGCTTCTCACACTGCAGGAACTGGCGCAAGCTATCTTGTAAACGGCGCTCTGTCTGCTGGTGATACAACTGTCACTGTAGATACTGGAACCGGAACAATCTTGGCCGGAGACGTTATTACTTTTGCTGGTGACACCAACAAGTATGTTGTCAAGACCGCACTGACTGGTAACGATCTCGTATTGCAAGAGCCCGGTCTCCGAGCCGATGTTGCTGATAACACAGCCATCACAGTAGTGTCTGATTACACCGCAAACATTGCTTTCCACAAAGCTGCTGTTGAGATCGGTATGCGACCTCTTGCACAGCCAAATGGTGGTGATGCCGCGACTGATCGACTGACTGTTCAGGACCCTGTATCTGGTCTGGTATTCGAGGTTGCGGCCTACAAAGGCTACAACAAGGCAATGTTCGACGTTTCTTGCCTGTACGGATACAAAGTCTGGAAGCCAGAGTTTGTTGCTACACTCCTAGGTTAAGCTACCTAAGTAGGGCGGGGGTAAAACCCCGCCTGTTTTTTTCGAGGTCATTATGGCTAAGAAAGACCCACGATTGACTAGGCTTGGTTTAGATAAATACAACCAACCTAAACGCACCCCTAAACATCCAACCAAATCACACGTTGTTGTTGCCAAAGAAGGTGACAAAATAAAGACGATTCGGTTTGGTCAGCAGGGCGTTAGCGGTTCGCCAAAACGGGCCGGAGAAAGCAAAGCTGCTGCCGCACGGAGAGCATCTTTCAAAGCACGACACGCTAGAAATATTGCGAAAGGTAAAATGTCTGCCGCTTATTGGTCAGATAAAGTTAAATGGTAAGGAGGTGATCCGATGCCGTATCACAAAGGCAAAAAGAAAAAGGGTAAGTAATGGCAGATAGTCCATACAACAAACCAGTTCTGCGGGATCGCTTGAAAGAAAAAATCATGCGAGGCTCAAAAGGTGGCAAAGCTGGTCAGTGGTCAGCGCGCAAAGCCCAATTGCTTGCTTTGGAATATGAAAAAGCTGGCGGTGGTTATCGAGGCGCAAAAACAAAAGCTGCCAAGAATCTGACGAAATGGACAAAAGAAGATTGGGGTACGGGTTCTGGCAAGCCCTCCACGCAAGGCAAAAACGCCACTGGAGAGCGATATCTACCTAAAAAGGCCAGAGATAAGTTATCACCACAAGAACTCGGCGCAACCAATAGAAAAAAGCGCGAAGACCTGAAAAAAGGTAAACAGTTTTCATCACAGCCGAAAAAGATTGCTAAAAAAACCAGACGGAGAAGGTAGATGCCTATTCGCAAGACACCAAAGGGCTGGAAAATAGACAATACGGCAGGATACAGCAAGACAAAGAAAGAAGCGGAGGCAAGGCTCCGAGCAATCAAGGCTAGACAGGGCAGGAAAAAATAATGGTCGATTTAGTTGTAGAAGATGGCTCTATCGTAACTGGTGCTAATACCTACGCTACGATTGCAGAGTATATTTCCTATGCCGCTGACAGAGGCGTTACGGTAACTGATACCGATACCTTCAAAATCCAGCTAATCAAGGCTGCTGATTATATCGGGACGAAAGAAACGCAGCTGAAGGGCGATACAGTGGAAAAGACACAACCTTTAGCTTTTCCGCGCAATAATATTACTGATATCGATGGTTGGTCGTACGATAATGACGAGATTCCGTACAGGGTAAAAGAAACCCAGATGAGTCTAGCTCTCGATATCCAAGCCGGAGAAGACCTATACAATAAGTCGCAATCTGGAGCGCAGGGTATCAAGCGAGAGAGGGTCGAAGGTGCGGTGGAAGTAGAATATGCGATATCAGATTCTATGCGCATACCTTACAGCAGCAGAAGTAATGCACTGTTAGCTAGTTTACTTAAATTTAATGGTCTGGGCATACCTCTGGCGATGGCATGAGCGCAGCTTTCTATACAAGCATGGCGGCAACTGCCAAAAAGTTGCTGACCAAATTTGGCATGGACGTACCGATAAAGCGCACGTCTGGCGGTTCTGTTAATCCGGTTACTGGTGAGACAGTTGCAGGAACGACAACGACGTATACCCCAAAGGGGCTTGTGCAAAGATATGCAGAAGACCTGATAGACGGCACCAGAATCCTTGCAAGCGATAGATTGGTGATCGTCGATAATACAATCGAGCCGCTCACAACTGATAAAGTGACGTTAGACTCGCAGGATTGGACGATTGTCAGCGTAGAAGAAGCAAAACCGGCAACAGTCGGAGTTGTGTACTTTATTCAGGCGCGTAGATAATGGCTAAAGTAACGCTTGGCGAGTGGGCGGGTAAAACCGCAAAACAGCTTGATGAAATGGCTCGAGCTATACAGATTGAGTTATTCAGCCAATGTATCGATGCAACTCGAGTTGATACAGGCCGCATGCGGGGTAATTGGCAAACAAATGTAGGCTCACCAATTACAAGCGAAATCAGTAGAGAATCTAAAATCGGCAATAATGCTCCGATACAAGAAGCGGTAAATAAGGTTACTTCTGGTAACATAGTTTACCTAACAAATAACGTACCTTACTGCGAAGTTTATGAGCGAAAAGATGGCATGATGCGCAAAGCATTGGCCAATATAGAGCGGAATGTTAGGCGCGCGGCTAGGAAATACAACAAATGAGCTTAAAAATAGATCAAGCGTTTGTTAACTCGTTCATAAATGGTAGTTTTGGCCTCGAGACTGACTACCAGAATTTGCCATATACGCCTACGGCTCAAACCGCTTTTGCAGAATTAAATAATTTGCCGAATGAGATAAGCCCGCTATCTCTGAAGGACGCAAACGAAACAAATGGCATATTTCGCATAACGCTTAGATATGCCGCAGATACTGGAGCGATTGCCGCAAAGACGAAAGCAGAAGAAATCATGGCTTACTACCCTATCGGTAGCACCGTGACATATTCTGGTCAATCTGCGACAATCACTCGGGTACAACGCCAAGCCGGATTTAACGAGGATGGCTGGTATACGATAATTGTTGATATAACCTATAGGGCTTTTATAACGAGGTGATACTATGCCTGATTCAGCACAATTATTGGTAGACAGCACGATTGGCATTTCTGCCACTCTGCC